GTATTATATGTGATAACAAACCTACACCAGTTATTATACATTGTCCTTCTTTATACCTCTTGCTATACCAAGCCTTTGATGATTCCCATTTCTGAGAACCATCATTAGCCATTCTATCAGTAGCAAGGGTCTTTCCATCCCAAGCTATTACTGTCATATCTCACCTGCCTCCTCTATTGTTAAGTTTCTTGATTCGTGATAAGCGTAATATTTTTCTTCTCGTTTTTCATCGTGTCCTTCACTCTCAAAAACATTAAATCGTCTACGCAATTCTGTTGAACAGTCACTCAATATTTTACAAGCACTCTTGTATACATCATTACTTGTAGGTTTGTCTTGTTGATAGTAACCAGATGGTGGTGTAGTACAAAGACCTAGCAACAATTCTTTTGGAAACTTGTTGTCTCGTATTGATTGTTCAAGCAAACTCATCCAAGAATCACTTGACCAATCAGGTTGTTTCCAATGGTAATGTTTTTCTTTTTGTCTCTCTGCCCACATCTTTTCAATCAATGGGTCAAAGGCACGAATCTTTGCCCTTGCTCTGATACCACGTTTGAACTTGGCTAGTGCTTGTCGCCACTCCTTTCGTTCTTTAGGTTTCTCAATGAACTTATCATCAGGTCTACGATTCAAACAATTACCAGTTAGTATGTTGAACTTGATACCTTGAAAGTATGCAGGGGCTTGACGCATAATTCTAGATGCAGTATTCCAACCATTCCTCCAACACTCTCCTTCAAACTTACTGATGACAGTCTCTGGCATTTCTCCTTCATAACTTTCAGCATCTTCTTTCAACTGTTTAAAATTTGTTTTAGTATGGTGAGTATACTCCTTGTTGAAATGCTGAGAACTACATACACGATACAAACCTTTTCTGTGTCGTTCAAAACAAAATGGTATCCAACGATGAACAGAAGACACCACAGACTGTGCGTGTTGTACTATTATATCAGGTGTAGCAACAAACTCCACTATGTTGTCAGGTGTTATACGCATAAAGGGATTACTTCCGTACCCATCGATGTGCAAATCATAACACTTGACACCTTGTTCTACTGTGCTGAACATTCTAAAGGCTGATGATACTTTCCTACCTTTAGCTTTATCACGACATCTTCTAAAATGTTCTGCAAACATATGGTAGTTTTCCAACCTCCTTCCCATATTATCATCTATACACCAAGCCTTGAGATTTCTGTCACTCTCATACTCATTCTTTATGTACTCTATTAGTTCTTCTTTTGTTTTTACTCTAGCCATTTGTTACCTCTTTCTAGTTAGTTTGTTAAATGCAACAGCCGAAGTCATCTTGTTCAAGTCTACACCAATGTCTTCTGCTGTCTTTAGTTTAGGTCTGTCAACAATCTTCTTGTGTCTTTCTTTAGTTTCATCAGGAAGTAAATCCCATAGTGGTTGCCAAGCCTTCAATGCAGGTGCTAGTGTTGTATATGTATTAATGATTTGTTTAACACCCTCTACAAAGTCATCTTGTTTTCTTTGAGCCTCAAAGATACCCTTCGTGTAGTTCTTGAATGGCTCGTGCAACCACTTGAACTCATCTCTTCCAAAGTCCAGACTCTTACTACCATAGCTAACGTAGTATCCTCTGTCTACTTTACCATTGAACCACTTATCTCTATCTGGAAACCTCAATGGGGTTGTTAGGTGAAGTACAATGTTCACCTCTGTCCAAGTCTTTACCTTAGTATTCGCTGATTGCCATACATCATCTGGTGCATGTTTAAAACCAGTGAGTTCAAACTCAGTTATGGTATTCATATACCCATCAGGTAATGCATTCATCTTTGCTTGTACATCTGCTGAGAACAAACTGTCATACAACTTTTGTCCCCACCCTATTGGTACATTCATTCTTGCTTTCCTTATGTCCTCCGTGAACATCTCTCTAGCATTGTCTATTATCTTATCTGTTAAGTCTAAGCTAAATCTAACTGTCGCCATCACTTACCTTCCTTTCGTTGTTATGGTTATCAAATTTATTCCAATCTTCTAGAACTTTTTTGGTGTGGTCGTGTGCCATTTGTCCTAGTTCCTTCTTGATGAATGCTAACGCTTGTTCATTTGTCATATCTCTATCGTTTAAACACTCGTATAAAACAGTTTCAGCAGTCATCAACAATTCTTTTACTCTACCCATTGACACCCTCCATATAAACAATTTCACCCCAAGGGGCTTTACCTTTCATATTAGATACCCATAAGACAGGGTACGCAGGTTCATCACCGAAGTCATCACAACATAAATCTGTGAGAACAACACAAGCGACAGGGTCAATGTCCTTCTCCTGCATATACTTGAAGATAGGACTGAACGCAGTACCTCCTCCTCCATGTGGAGATATAACTGGCTCATCATCTTCAAAGCAATCGTAGTGACACACACTAGAATCAAAGTATATAATGTGTATCTTAGTAGGTGATAGGTCTTGATATACTTTCACAATCTCACTAGCAAACTGTGTCAGTTCCTCTTGTCCAATCGAACCTGATGTATCAATAGCAAAGCATAGTTCACCTAGTGCCTCACCTGATACACTTGGTAGATACATACCTTGTGACAAGAACCTTCTGTTTGGTCTTGCCCAAGTTCGTTGGTCAGTTCGTTGCTTGACAAGAAACCTCTGCATAACATCTTTCCAGTTGACTCTTGGTTTGAGTAAATCACCGACAAATCTTTCTATTCCTGCCGATAGTTTACCCATCATCTTTGCAGACTGAGCCGCTTGGGCTACCTTAACTTTCCACTCTGCTTTCTTCTGCTCAATCTCAGCAGGTGAAGAGTTACCAGTAGCATCTTCAATGTCATCATATGGTTTCATTCCATTACCAAATCCCTCACCACCAGTCTTGTCTTTGGGTTCTGGTGGCAACAAGTTGTAGACACCATCAGTCGTACCACCACCTCGCTTGAGCAAGTCTCTGTCCATGACACCACCTTCGATGAACTTACCAATGCCCTCGTCTTCGAGCATTGGATTGATGACAGCATCACCTGCATAGTTCCACTTGAACTTATCTCTCTCACCTCTACGAAAGATATGCTCGAACATTGGGTGACATACTTCGTGAGCAACAAGGAACAAAAGTTCCTCATCACTCAATGGCTCACAGAAGTCAGGGTTAAACAACACCCTGTCTCCATTAGTCGCCGCCGTTGGTACTTCCTTTGTAATCTCGAACGGCATATTCATAGCCAAGTTACCAAAGAACGGATACTCAAGTATAAGTGCCGTCTTTGCCTTAGCAATTCTTCTTTCTAACTCCATTAGTTACCTCCCATAAATGCACCCATCTTGTCCATAATAGCCCTAGCCTCTTCAGCTTTGTGCCTTCTAAGGTCAGGGTCATTACGCAAACTTTCAGGGTGGTTGTTAGCCAGACTTTCCTCAACTTGTTGTCTCATAGTCTCCAAGTCAGGGTCATCAGCAAAGTTAAGTCTACTCAAAATGGAACAGACTTCCTTAGTATTCTCTACCAGAGTATCTCTGAACACAGCCTTTGGGTCAGCAAGTTTCTCAGCCATATGCTTTACTCTGTCATACAATCTCTGCCAAGCCTCCTTCATTGCTTGTTGTGCAGAGTTCTCAACCCTTGCCTCAACATCTTGCTGTATCTTTTCCAACTCTGCGTCACCGATACTTACACGAAAGTCATTCGATGGTACGGGAAACACAGCCATATCCATATTGAACTTGCGTTGTATATCGTGTAGTTCAGGGTAGTCAGCTTGATTGTACAAGTTACCAAGAAACCTCTGTGCATCTGCATGCAATCGTGGATACTCGTGGTAGAATGTATCTACAAGCGATTGCCAATCAGCTTTCTCATTTCTAAACTCTGTCATAAAGTTCAGGTAGTTAGCTGATGGTAACATCATCGTACCTTCAATACCCCAAGGTAGTGTGTTCGTATAGAACTTCTTACGAATCAGGGTAGACTTCTGATGAATGTTATTCAATGCATCATTCATAGGTAACAACGACTTGTTGTACCTACCTGCTTGAGATGCACTCCCATTCTGCTGAGCCACTTGTTCAGTGGCTCTCTTGTCGTACTTCCTCGCTGTCCATTGCGAGATATTTAATTGGACTAGTAATGCTTTGTCACTTAACTTCATAGTTACCTCCTTTAAAATAAAACATCTTGGTGTTTAACAGCCCACTCTGTGAATGCTTGGTGTGATGCAAGGTCAGGGTTCTTACGACTAGCATACGATACACACAACACAGAGAACTCAGGCGACATACGTTCTGCAAACTTCACGATATTCCCAAAGTTTTCAGTGGTTGCCCTATCACCCAATGCACCAGTAAGTGCATAGCAAGTGGCAGGGTCATCAGGTACAGCTACATCCATTGGTCGTTGAATGATTGTGTCAGGGTTAGGCAACTTCCTCTCAATCTTTAGAAAGCCTGTAAACTCAGCGGCACACCCTTCACCAACAGCACCCTTGAATGTTTCGTACTCTGCCTCCGATGGTACAACACCAATGGTATCAGACACACCCTCTACCCAACTACGAGGAGATGGGTTCACATCTCTCTGTGGGTCGAAGTCGTGTAGCAATCCAGAACGAAACCTAATGAATGATATGACAACAGGTTTCACTCCATTGTCGATTGCCCAACTAGTCCAATCATCTAGGTGTGTCTCAAGTTCATACACAGTCTCACGATTACGCAGATGAGATAGCACTCTGTTAGCACCTGCCCTGTCCGACTGTCTGTTACCAGTGGATACTACCATCCAACCTTTCTTCAGAGTCTTGCCGTGTAGATTCCTAGCTTGACAGATGTTTGCTAGTACCTTCTGCAAGTCTGCGTTGGCTTGGTTTCTGTCATCAAAGCACAGTATACCTTCATCAGCTATGTCTGTTCTATCCTCCGATGGAAACCAATCAGGTAGTTTGTAGTGTAACATCTCGTCACCATTCGGATAGAGAATACCGAAGTCTTCTACCAACATAGTCGGCATATGTTTTTCGATGTACCCAATCCCAAGTTCTTTGGCAACTTGTTGTACAATGGTAGTCTTACCACCCCCTGGACTACCTTCGATAGATATTGTCCTCTTGGTAGGGAATAGTTTCTTAATAGTCTCTTTCAATAATGTGGCTCGCATTACGCACCTTCCTTTCTGTTTGTATATTTGCGATGGTCTATACCATAGGATACGACTTGATTGCCTACCCTATCCTTCTTAGCGACTTTCTTGTCTGAGTAATAGATGATGTCGCCCTTCTCATCTCTTACTGGTACTCCACCTTGATGCTGTCGTAGCATAAATAGTTTCAAAGTATTCTTAGTCATCGTTACCTCCTCTCTCTAAAAAGTATTCGTATTCAAAATCTCTAGGCTTGAAATGTTTACTTGCATTCTTCTTTGCATATTCATTCCACTTACCTAGCCATAGTTTCTTAAACCTCTTATCCTCTGCCATATTATATGCTCTATCTAGCTTGGATAATACTCTGCTTACTTCGTATAAGTTTTCTATCATTCGATAACCTTTCGTGTTATGTTAATTACATTGGGAATATACCCCATTCAAAGTACATATCTAGTAGCGATACAGTAGCACTAGCTATTGCACCATAGAATATCCACCAGAACAAACTCTTATCCATACTTACCTCCCTTGTTATTGATTCCTTTGAGTTCTTCCTTGTTAGATACTACAACATAGTTCGACTTGTGCATAGGTACTACTGTAAACTTACGCTTACCTGCCGAGACCTCCCCACATTTTAAACAAGTATTATAACCAAGATTGTAACGAGCAGGACTAACCCACTCATTACAACAAACTGTACATAGATACTTAGCACTCATAAGATTGTATCCAACTAGTATAATCCCTAGTAACATACTCGAAATTGAACCTCTTACAATACTCAGTATGTTCTTCAGTAGACCAAGTCTTGAATGCTCTGTCTGGAATACTCAAGGCTAGGAATCCGTCAGTAAAGTAACCACACTTCCCACTCTGGGTAGTACCTAAATAAACTCTTTGCATAATAATCTCCATAGTTAGAACCCAGAGCAGTATGCAACCACTCTGGGTATGATTGATAAATACTAAGATAACACTTCAATGTTAGACTTCTTAGCAACAGTGGTAGTAGCATCTTTCTTCTCCAACATTGCTAAGTAAGGTTTACCACCGAATCTGTAACTTGCTAGTAGCAATGGTACTTCAGCCTTACTAGCATCTGGTACATACATATTCATAGTATACCCTAGCTTATCGGAATGTTTCTTCATTGTCTTATACAACTCAGATACATTCTCTTTGTTGAATCCACCCTTTGGATTCGGTCTTAGATTAATCTTCTTAGTCTCGTGGTTAGCATAGACTTCTACATTACCTTCATATAATTTACCCATAATTACCTCCTTGTTATGTTAATTCATAGGTTGTTAATAAAACCGACATCAAGAAACTCAAAAAATTTCCTGCCGATTTTGTAAAGTTATCACAAAAATTTTGTGTTGTAAAGTTTGGGCGAGTTCACAATTTAAGTAAGACAGTTTAACTTTATCTATCTTACAAGGTGTTATATGTGTAATGTTAGGTGTTAGATAATTTAATTAACTAGTTACAACCCCTGTTAAAACAACAGGTTACAACTTACTATCTAAACTATCTAGGTGAAATTAAGTAATGTTATGTTACTCTCGCTATTGATATATCGTTAGTATTATCTTGCAGACAAAGGGTATATGTTAATTTAATAGATAATTTAGATAGTTTAGATAGTATTTCGCTTACCATATTGCTATAACCCAGAGAAAACAACGCTGTATGGTAGCCACAATGTAAACTTTGAGTATCTAAAACACAACATATTGTGTCAAGTTATAACTAGATAGCTAGATACTTTGTAACTTTACATAGTAACGCTGACATTATTCCCTTTTGTAACGCAACGATAACCCCCCGAGCTATGGGATATATATAAAATTTAAAAAATAAAAAAAAGAAAAGGGCCGAAGCCCTAATCTTTATCTGCTGTTATACTTATGGTCTAGATATATCATGTATGCACCAAGTGCCATAGCTAATAATGATATACTTAATAAGAATACGAATGTATTTAAATCATTAGCATACTCCATACAATGTCCGTCACAATCTCCAGCTGATCCGCTTGCACCAATCAAGCCTAAGAGAATAAGTATTGTTCCAATTGTTTTCATCATAGTTAAATCCTTTATGGTTGTGAGAGGAGCCGAAGCTCCTCTCGGTTAGTAGTTAGCAAATCCAATCGTATGATTCAGCTTTGCTATAAGATTTTGCTTGTGGTAAGCAAAGTCTAAGTGAAGGCTTACCGAAATGGTCAGCCTGCAACACGGCAGTAAACTTGCCATCAGCAACTAACTTAGCGTCAGATTGCTTGATAACACGCTTCTCAGATGGCACATAAAAACTCCAACTGTAAAGCGGTAGCTTTGTAGCTTTATTAGCTTCCAAAGCCTTAGTTAAAATCATCAATGCATTTTCAGCATTGAAACTACCGTCAGCGAATTCCTTAAGGCGAATCGCTACTGTGCCATCTTTAGCCTTAACCGGCTTGATGCCCACATTACCTTTATAAAGTTTAGACATAGTCTATCCTTTCCGACTCAATGCGAGTCAATGTACGCAGTGACTAATTGCGTGTAAGTCAGTCAGCGATTTTGCTGATGTTATAAAGCTATCAAAACTTTACGCGTTTGTCAAGTTAGGCAGAAAACTAGGCTTTCTGGAGTACGATAACCAAAGCACCAAACAAGGCAACAAATAAGGCAAAAGGGGGGGCACTTGGACTGCGTACGCGAGCCACCCCCCCATATAAGTAAACCTCATATAACAAGACCCAAAAAACAAAGGTGTAAAGTTTACTGCTTGACATAGCTTTAGTTTTGCGTATGATGATTTTATGGATACGCTACCATTGAAACATACTAAGTGGTCTAACCGTTTAGCTTTTGATGTTGCTCTTATGTTAGAGGGCAGCGGTGAATCTTTAGATGAAGTTATTGAAAGACACAAAATCAAAGCGGAGGATATAATCACTTATAATAAGGATCAGGTTTTTTTAAAGAAGGTTGAGTCTTACAGGAATGAAATCCGTGATAAGGGAATGACATTCAAAGTTAAGGCCCGGGCACAGGCAGAAGAACTTCTGACAACTTCTTGGACTTTAATACATAGTCCTGATGTATCAGCTGCAGTAAAGGCAGACCTTATTAAATCAACAGTTAAGTGGGGTGGACTTGAACCAAAGAATGATGTCTTAACGGAAGGAGGATCAGGTGGAGTTAAAATTACAATTAACCTCGGAGACCAAGAACACCGAGCAACTATCATTGACGCAGAACCCGACAACGAAAAAACCGCCATTAGTAATTCTTAATAAGTTCAATACGTTTTACGAAGGTACAAAAGCATGCAAGCTAACTGATATAGCAGAGCATGATATAATAACAACAGAACTTGCCAGATTAGAAATACCATACAAAACAAAAATTTTAAGAAAACCATTCACAATGTACTACATACTACTTGTGGATAACTTGAGGACAGATTACGGAAACTGCGACAGATGCGGTGCTAAGCTTGTGGATATTTCTTGGTGTAAACATTGTGGAGATATGGGTTGGGTTGATGAATCAAGCTATCAAGGATTTTGGGGGTAAGATGAAAATATATGAAATAACAATAAAATTAGAAGCTAATCGTAAACCTAGTTTAGATGAGCTACATGATTTTTTCTTTTGCAGAATACGAGATAAAGATTTAAAATACTCAATAAAGAAAAAGAAGAAAAAAGAAACATAATGGAACTTATTATAGCATATACAATTATACAGACTATTATAGGTTTGCATAACGCAGGTATTATATAAATGGATATAGATTACACACCATCTCAAACTTGTAAGAACTTTATGATGTCAAATGCAAAGATGCGTGTGCTTATGGGGCCAGTTGGTTCTGGTAAATCAGTAGCTAGTTGTTTTGAAGTTATTAGACGAGCATCAACTCAGAAACCAAATAAACAAGGTATCCGCAAATCGCGAGTAGCTATTGTTCGTGAAACTGCTAGACAGTTACAGGATACAACGATTAAAACTTTTCACGATTGGTTTCCACCTGGAATATGTGGAGACTATATGCGTACTACTAAAACTTATTTTTTTAAAGTCGGAGATGTAGAGTGTGAGATTATGTTTCGTGCTCTTGATGACTCTGACGATGTAGCAAACTTAAACTCATTAGAATTAACGTTTGCATGGTTCAACGAGTGTAGGGATATTAATCCTGATATTGTTGACGCTATGTCAAAACGTATAGGGCGATTCCCATCATCTAAAGATGGTGGCCCTTCATGGTTTGGAATGTGGGGGGATACTAACCCTCCTACAATGGATACATGGTGGTACTACCAAATGGAAGGTTTAGACATTTCAGATGGTGTAAGTCTTAATGATAATGGATGGGATGTATTCAAACAACCTTCGGGTAGAAGCTCCTTGGCAGAAAACGTAGATAACCTACCCGAAGGTTATTATGATACGCAAGGTAGGTCAGACGAATATATTCGTGTATATATAGATGGCGAATATGGAATGAGTTCTGCAGGTCAGCCTGTATATAAATACTTTAGACCAGACTATCATATGGCTAATGAAAAATTAAAACCTATTATAAATGGAGTACGACCAGTTGTAGTTGGGATAGACTTAGGTTTAACACCAGCTGCTGTTATAGGACAACAAGACCCTCGCGGGCGAGTCTTAATTCTTGACGAAGCTGTTAGCTTTGATATGGGAATACAAAGATTTATCCGCACCATTCTGCGCCCGTTGCTGACCGAAAGGTTCGCGGGCGCACCAGTTTTAATTGTTACTGATCCAGCAGGAGTGCAAAGAGCACAGACTGATGAAAGGTCTGCAGTAGATATAATTAAAGCAGAAGGTTTTAAAGTGCTTCCTGCTAAAACTAACAATGTATCTGCAAGACTGTCTGCTGTAGATGACTTTCTTATGAGACAAGTTGACGGTGATTCAGCTTTTTTAGTTGACCCTAGATGTACACAGCTTAAAGCAGCAATGATGGGAGGATATAGATTTCATTATAAAAATGGTAATGTTGATAAAAACAAACATTCTCATGTAGCAGAAGCATTACAATATTTTATGTTACACGTTGGTATTGCAGGTGAAGGAGGATTTGTTGTACAAAGGCGTGAAATAAAAAAGGTTGCAGCAGGAGGCTGGACTTGATACAATTGTTTTATAGTTACCTACGAACTATGTTACCTCTAAACCCATCTGCTCTTCTCCATTCGGCAGGTGGGTTTTCCTTGCAATTTAAAAACTTGCACATATACTTGTTTGTATGTATATTTAATTGTAAACTTTTAGGAGGGTGCTAATGAAAGGTAAGTGTGGACACAAAAAATCTATTATATATTCAGACAATCCAAAAATGGATACAAGCGGAATGTCTAATGAAATGACTATACAAATGATGGAAGAAGGTGGAGAAATTGAAGTAAAAGATATGGGCGCAGTTGTTAAGTATGGTAAAGGTGGTAAGGTTTATACAGATAAAAATGACAAAGATACAGAAATGAGTATGAAGGATTTGGACACTTAATATGGTATTAAAAGTCATAGGCAATGAAGATTTAGTAAAGCAAGAAGAAGCTGCTATAAAAAAAGATATTGCTGAAAGACAAAATGATCCTCTTATTATTGGCTTAGCTTCTCACTTACGAACATGTTGGGATGCTGCAAGAATGGCAAAGAAACCTATTGAAAACATTATGTTAAAAGGACTTCGCCAAAGAAACGGAGAATATGAAGCAGATAAATTAGCACAGATTAATCAACAAGGTGGGTCTGATGTTTATATGATGATTACAGAAGTAAAATGTCGTGCAGCTGAAAGTTGGCTACGAGATATTTTACTTGACCAAGGTTCACCTCCGTGGGGTTTAGAACCTACACCTATTCCAGATTTATCACCACAACAAACTGCAGAGATAGAAAATTCGTTTGCTGAACAAGTTGTAAAAGTTGTTGAGATGAACGGACAAGCACCAACTCAAGAAGAAATGATTGAGTTAAAAGAAATGGTAACACAAGATTATCGTTTTAAATTATTACAAGCTGCAGATAATCGTGCACAAAAAATGGATATTAAGATTCGAGATCAGTTTACACAAGGTGGCTGGGGCGAATCCTTTAATGATTTTATAACAGATTTGGTTACTTACCCCTGTGGTTTTGTCAAAGGTCCTGTGGTTCGTAGACAAAGAAAACTTGGTTGGAAATATGAAAATGGTAGAACTACTGTAGAAGCAGCTGAAGTTATTGCTCCAGAGTTTGAAAGGGTCGATCCATTTAGAATATATCCTGAACCGGGTATAACTAATCTTAATGAAGGTTATTTATTTCAACATCATCCTTTGAGCCGTTCGGAATTATCAGACTTAGTTGGTGTTCCAGGTTACGATGATGATGCTATTAAAGAAGTCCTTGACATTGGCAATGGTACATCTTGGTTTAGTGAAGACGTAGAACTTACTAAAGAAAATGAAGAAAGAAAGTTTCATACACATAACAAACCTACTACAACTTATGACGCTTTAGAGTTTTGGGGTAAAGTAAGTGGTAAGATGTTAAAAGAGTGGGGGCTTACTGAAGAAGAAGTACCCGATGAATCAAAAGAATATGATGCTAATGTTTGGGCTGTAGGTAATTATATCATTAAAGCAGTTTTAAACTATGACCCTTTAGGAGAAAAACCTTATGCGAAAAGTTCGTTTATTAAATGCCCCGGTGCGTTTTGGGGTAAAGGTATACCAGAAATTATTGAAGATTTACAAAATGTGTGTAACGCGGCTGCGAGAGCTTTGGTCAACAATATGGGCATTTCGTCAGGCCCCCAAGTCGAAGTCAACCTCGAAAGAATCCCGCCGAACGAAGACATCACGCAACTCCACCCGTGGAAAATCTGGCAAGTAACAAATGACCCATTGGGTTCTAGTTCACCTGCTGTTAGATTTACACAACCAGATGACAATGCAAATACATTGTTAGGTGTTTATGATAAATTCTCCAAGCTAGCCGATGACCATTCAGGTATACCAGCATATGTGTATGGTGACCTGGATGTCAAAGGCGCTGGCAGAACATCTTCTGGATTATCTATGTTAATGGGTGCAGCTGGTAAAGGTATACGACAAGTAGTTATGCACATAGATAACGAGATTATTAAACCAATAGTACACAGACAGTTTGTGTATAATATGCGTTATGATGAAGATGAATCAATTAAAGGCGATGTTAACATTGTACCAAAAGGTGCAGTTAACCTTGCAGTTAAAGAAACTGTAAATGTTCGCCGTTTAGAATTTCTTAATGCAACCGCCAACGAAACCGATATGGCAATCGTTGGTAAGGATGGCCGTGCAGCGATTCTTCGTGAAGTGGCTAAGAGTTTGCAAATGCCTGTAGATGACATTATTCCATCTAGAGAGAAAGAAAAGTTTGAGGACAAAGTGAAAGCACAAATGCAAGCTATGCAAGAAAAAACACAGCAAGCACAGCCTACACCTACTCAACCTGATGGTTCTCCTAAAGGAGGAATGGATGGTAATACAGTGAGCAACCGCGACACTGGAGGTGCTGGATGATTAATCCAAAACCAGAGGTTGTTCAATCTATAGCAGTAGTGTGTCGTCAATATCCTGAAGTCTTAGAATGGCTAAAGGAATGGCGTGATCACGAGCTACAGACGCTACCAAGTGTCTTGCAAAACACAGCACTTGCACAGGGGCGGTGCCAAGTTTTGTCAGAAATTACTAGATTAATAGAACAGTCCCCTGAAACGTTTTCAGCAAAGTCAAAATGACAGCTGTTAATTACGCATACCGATAGGAGCGATTATGTCAATACCAAAGCAAGTTCAAAAACAATCAGAGGAAGTACAAGAGTTGTATAAACAAATTAACCCAGAACCAGAAGAAGCACAGGCAAAAGCCGAGGCTACTACTGAGCCTGTTGTTAATAATGTGGAAGAACCTACACCTTCCGACAGTGTGGAAGAACAAGCACCTCAGTCTGAACCGCAAGAGCAAACGGAGTCAGGCGACCAAGAACCGAAAGATAACTGGCAACAGAAATATAAGTCTTTGCAAGGGATGTACAATTCTGATGTTCCGCGTTTAAACTCGCAGAACAGAGACCTTACTTCCCGTGTGTCTCAACTAGAACAACTGCTAAGTACAGTAAAGAATGAACCTACTCAACAAACACCAGTTCAAACTGCTAAATTAATTACAGATGACGATGTTAAAGAGTACGGTGACTCAATTACTGTTATGAAGAAAGCAGCTCGTGAGGAAGTTTCTCAAGAGATTGCACAGTTGAAACAACAACTAGGACAGCTTCAAGGTGTTTTACCTCAAGTACAGCAGGTACAAGCACAACAGAAGAAATCCGGTGAGCAAACATTTTGGACTACTATTTCTAATGAAGTACCAAATTGGAATGAAATTAATAATGACGAAGCATTTAAGTCTTGGTTATTAGAAATTGATCCTTTAACTGGTATTAGCCGACAAACGTATTTAGAAGATGCACAAAAGCAGCTAGATGCAAATAGGGTTATTCAGTTCTTTAGAACTTGGGAAGGGGCAACTGGTAAGACAAATACTGCTCAGGTTGACCGTAGTGCTCAACAGTCTCAGTTACAGAAACAAGTTTCTCCAGGTAAAAGTAGAAACAATGGAGTAAAAGCTTCTGGACAAACCAAAACATATACCCAGAATGATATTAAAGAATTTTTTGCTAATGTCAGGAAAGGTAAATATAAAGGGAGAGATGAAGAGCGAGGTCGTATTGAACGTGACATTTTTGCCGCACAGCAAGAAGGTCGCATTGTCGTTGCTTAATTAACAAATAAAGGAGGTCATATATGGCTTATGCAACATCATCAGGGAATCCCCAGTATACAGGAAATTTTATTCCTGAAATATGGTCGGGGAAACTCATCGAGAATTTCTACGATGCCACAGTGCTCGCAGCAATCTCAAACACTGACTATGAAGGTGAAATTAGAAACATGGGTGATACGGTTAATATCCGAACCACTCCTGAGATTACCATTCAAACCTATGTTAAGGGACAAACTCTATCAGTAGAGAACCCTGACAAAGCTAAACTACAACTCATAATTGATAAAGGTGAATATTTTGCTTGCGTTGAAGATGACGTTGACCAAGTACAAACAGACATGAACTTAATGGACATGTGGTCTAAAGACGCTTCCGAGCGTATGAAGATTAAAATTGACCAAAGAGTTTTGGCTGATATTTTACCTGGTGTATCCGCAAACAACAAAGGTCAAACAGCTGGAGCAATCTCTGGTAACATTGACCTTGGTGTAGCAGGTACTCCTGAAGCTCTTGACGCAACTAATGTCATTGGTAAAATTATAGATATGGGTACAGTCCTTGACGAAGCTAACTGTCCTGAGCAGAATCGTTTTCTTGTGATTCCTGCTAAGATGGCTGGTCTAATCAAACAATCAGACCTTAAAGATGCATCTATCACTGGTGACGGAAGTACACCATTGAGAAATGGTAGACTTGGTATGATTGACCGTTTCACTGTTTTTGTTTCTCACAACCTTGTAAAAAGTGGTTCTGAGTTCAGTGTTATTGGTGGACATACAATGGGATTCACATTTGCATCACAGATGACAAATATGGAAACTATTCGTTCTGAAACAACTTTTGGTAACATCATTCGTGGTCTTCAAGTTTACGGTTATAAAGTCGTTAAACCTGAAGCTCTTGCCACAATGATTGTAACAGTATAAGGAGGGCGAAATGGCTACATACAATGATGGAAAAGGTTATAAACTTGGTACTGCTGGGGCACATGTTGCTAAAGGCATAAACAAAGTTTCAACCATAAGCGTGGATTTAAACTTCGCGACTATTACTACTGAGAGGGCAGCAGCTAGTCTGACTGCACTTACAAGTGCTGATATTCTTGAAGTAATAAGAGTTCCCGCTAATACTTTAGTTACTAATGTTGCTTTAAATGTAACAACCGCTGAAGGTGGTACATTAACAATTGACGTTGGTGACGGTGATAATCCAGACGGCTATCTTGACGGAGTAAATGGTAATGCTACAGCAGCTTACCTTACTGTTGCCGGAACGGATGCTTTTGAAGCCGGTAAGTTTTACACAGCAGCAGATACTATTGATGTTAAAATAAACAACGCAGCTGATGCAGCAGTTATGACTTTAACTGCCGTAATGGTTGATTGTTCAGAGTAAAACTAACTAGGGGGGCTTCGGCCCCCCGCTTACAAAGGAGTAAGTATGGGTAAAGGTATGAAACATTATTTCCGTGATGGAACTGAACACAAAGGCGGAACACATAAAATGCCAAATGGTCAGTTACATTCTGGAAAAACACATACTAAAACTAGTAAACGTTTATTTCATTTTAAAGAGTTAAGTGCTACAGCTCAAAAAAAGGCTAGAGGATAATGGCACCAAAAATTAACAAAGCTAAAATGGCATGTAACAAACCAAGACGTCAGATTTCTGGCGGTAAAAAGTTTGTTGTAAAAGCATGTGCAAATGGCAAAGAAAAAATTATTAGATTTGGAGATGCTAATATGAAAATTAAAAAAGACCAACCAGGCAGACGTAAAAGTTTTAGAGCGAGACATAAATGTGATACGTCTCCTCCAAGTAAATTAACAGCACGATATTGGTCGTGCAAAAAATGGTAGTATTATGGGAGCACCAAAAGTAAAATCTAAAAAAGATGCTTGTTACCATAAGGTAAAAGCTCGTTATTCAGTTTGGCCTAGTGCATATGCATCAGGTGCTTTGGCTAAATGTAGAAAAGTTGGCGCAGCTAACTGGGGTAATAAGAGCAAAAAGAAAAAGAAAGCGTAGTATGGGAGCAGTAAGAAAAACTAAAAAAGGTACATCACTTCGCAAATGGTTTTCTCAGAATAAAGGTAAAGGATGGGTAGACTGTAAAACAGGTAAATCTTGTGGGCGAAGCGGGTCAAAAAAAGATAGTAAAAGAGGGTATCCTGCTTGTCGACCTACTATGGCGCAGTGTAAAACTGCAGCAGCAAGAACAGCAATGAGAAAGAAAAATTCATCCAGTCGTGTAAACTGGAAATCATAAAGGAGAAAAAGATGGTAGAGAAAAAAAGATGGTTAAGAAATATTAAAGATGGTGAGATTTACGGATGGAATGAAATTCTAGCTGAGAATCCAATAACTGAAGAAGTTACTGAAGAAGAAGCATTTCCTGAAAAGTTTATGCCAAAAAAACAACGTGGTAGACCACCTAAAGTAAATTTGGAAACAGAAAATATACCTAATCCAAAAGGTGAGACTCCACCAGAATTAGCTGAAGAAGCTAGCAAAGGTTTGGAAAATGATATTAAATGATGTAATAACAGAAGCAAGACGAATATTACAAGATACTGTATCACCACAAAGATATAGTGATAGTGTAATGTTAGGTTTTGCAAACCAAGCGTTAAAACGCATTGCTGTTTTGCGACCTGATTTGTTTGCGATTATTGCAGATATACCTACTACAGAAAATGCTGTAGTGCAGTCAATGCCTGCTGATTCAATTCGTTTATTAGAAATTTATTCTGTAAAAAATGGTGATGGTATTATTGAAACTAACAGAGAAATATTAGACCAATCGTTACCAACTTGGATGAATACTACGGCAGGCCCTGCTATTAATTTTATGCGTCATGTTAGAAATGCAAACAAATTTTTTATATATCCAAAAGCTCCTGCTAATCAAACATTAATAGGTGAGTATGCACAAACTCCTCCTGTTTATGCTGGAGATGCAACTGTAGCTTTACTACCTGATGGTTATTTTCCTGTTGTTATAGATGCAACTATATTTATAGCAGAGTCAGTAGATAACGAACATGTTAATTCTAATAGAGCACAATTATTCCAAACTTCGTTTACCCAAGCTCTAGGGGTAGCTGCACAAAGCAGAGCTATTACTGATACAGAACGAGGCGGATTAGATGAGGAGGATGTTGCGTAATGCCCACATATACAACCAGAACTTTTCTCGATATTGTTAATAGGCTTTCTCCTAGTGTGCCCGGATGTCCTACTCCTGTTATAGAGCAGTACGTTCGTGATGCTGCTATAGAGGCATGTGAACGTACTTTAGCTTGGCGTTATGAACAACCTAGAATAAGGTTAGTTCCCGGTGCACATGACTATGCATATGAAGCACCAGATGATTCCGAGGTACATGCGTTTCTAACTGCTACAGTAAATGGTAATTCATTAAAACCACTTACTATAGAACAACTATATGATATATATCCAAAATGGCCTAATCAAGATGCTAATGAAAGAGCTGAGCCAAGATATATAACACAGTTAGACCCTGATAATTTTTCTGTTGCTCCTATTCCAGATGATAGTAAAACATATGATATAAGAATGATTGTATGTTTAAAACCATTACGAACAGCAACAAAAATGGATAAAAAGTTTTTAGATGAATTAGAAAATGTTATAATGCATGGAGCGTTACAACATCTTTTAGTGTTGCCTGATAGAACATGGAGTGATAGAGAACTAGCTTCATACCACGCTAAACAGTTTGCATTTAAGTTATCTGAGCGTAGAGCCAGAACAAACTTAGGTGCAGCAAAAGCGTCTATGAGGGTACAAGCACAGAAATTTGCGTGAGGTGATTTATGGCTGATATTATTAGATTAGTAAAAGGAGACGAACTTCCAAATATTATTGTTACACTTACAGATGATGTTGCTAATACAGTTTTAAATGTATCTGCTGGCACAACAACAGTAAAAGTAAAATTTAAAGCAGTAGGAGGAACTTCTACTTTAAACACTATAACATGTACTAATTTAACTGATGGTACAGATGGTAAAGTTCAATTTAATTTTTCTGGTAATGTACTTAATGTAGACCCTGGTGAATACGAAGGAGAAATTGTTGTAGACTTTAATGGACAGTTACAAACAGTATATGATGTATTAAGATTTAGAGTTAGAGAAAATTTTTCTGATACTACTCCTAGCACTACTACTTACACTGTAACAGTTGCTAGTGGTAATTTATATGGTGGTGGAACAGGTAATGTATTTTATTTAAATGGTTCTAGTAATCCAGTATTAAATTTTGTTAGGGGTAATACCTACATATTTGATCAAAGTGACGGAACTAATTCCGGTCACCCATTGCATTTTAAAGATTCGTCAGGTAGTCAATATACAACTGGTGTTACAGTAACTGGAACTGCAGGACAAGCTGGAGCTAAAGTAACAATAGTTGTACCTGCAACTGGAACTTTACCTACTCAATATTATTGTACTGCTCATGGTAATGGTATGGGGAATGTAATAAGCTAATGGCTAATATAAAATTTACATATGCTGCAGTAACTTTATTATCTCTTACTACTGTAGCAAACAATATATCGGCTTCTAATACATTTACTAATTTAAAATATGCTGCAGCTCCTGCTATAAGTATTAGTTTTACAACTGAAATTGTACCTACAAGTTCATTAGCAAGTGAATCAGTATCTATGACTGATTCTAGTTTTGTTTTAGAAATAACTAAAGTACCTGGTGATTCAATAACTGTTTCTGATTCACCTGTTATGGCTGTTGATCTTGTTAAAACTGATTCAGTTAATATAACAGATACACCAAATAAAATTGTAAATTCTAGTATAGACTTTGATTTATCTGATTCTGATGTTGATCCTGACCCTATTAATGTTTCTGATGCACCTGCAATGACTGTAACACCAGCAGGTAAAACTGATTCTGTAACTACTTCTGATTCTCAATTAATAGTACCAAATAAAGGTTTTTCAAATAGTATTACTATGGCTGATTCATTTGGGCCATTTAGTATAGGGCTAAATCCAACAGATAGTGTTAGTGTTACAGACCTTATTAACGAAGCAAACACAGGTAATAACAAAACTAGTTCTGTGGCTGCAAGTGATACACCTGCAATGACTGTAACACCAGCAGGTAAAACTGATTCTGTAACTGCTTCTGATTCTCCAGTATTACAACCAAATAAAATTTCTTCAGATAGTCTTACTATGGCTGATTCGTTTGGGCCATTTACTATAGGATTAAACCCTACAGATACTGTTAGTGCTGTAGAAAGTATAGCTACAACATTAACATTAGGGTCTACAGAAAGATTGTTTAATAGAGTTTCTGTATTTGATGGGGCAGAAACAGGTAAAGTTAGAGGGTTTCATATAGGAAATAGTAACGAAGTATCTAAAGTAGCAGATTTATCATTTTTAATTAATGAGGGTTTTAGTGCAGTTAACGAAAAGTTTTTAGGTGGTGCTTCAGAT